GAGGGTTCCGCGCAAAAAACTGATCGACGCGGCGCGGTTCCTCGCCGCTGCCGCGAAGGGCGACCCAGCCGACGATGGCAAGGATGCGGCTGATGCTGCAGCCATGTTCGGCCTGGCGGTGCCTGAGGTAGAGCGGCGGCCGGAGACGTTCGGCCTGCTGGCGGATAACGTCGAGGTGATCGGGTGGTTTATGAAGCTCCAGACCCAGTGGCGGATGGGGATGAATGGCCCTGTGGGGCTGGACTATCAGGTGTTCTTCCTGTGGGCCAAGGATGAGGGCGTGAAGCGCAGCGATCGGGTGTGGCTACTGGAGGATCTGCGGTTGGTGGAGCGGGAGTTTTTGGGGGTGATGAGGGCGGATCCGTAGGCTGATCTCAGGACTGGCGAACAGATAACCAATGGCCCGGATGAGCCTGGATACCGCCATCCGGCTCTCAGCCGAGGTGAAGGGCGGCGGGAATATCGACCGGGTGAAGAAGTCGCTGCAGGATCTGGGCAAGAACAGCCAGACCACGGCACGCGAGATCAGCACTTTGCGGGCGGCCACGTTTCAGTTCGCCCGCGCCAACGACAACACGATCGCCGGGATCCGCAGCAGCATTGGCGCATTCCGTGGACTGCAGGAGCAGGCCAAGATCGGCAGCCGCGAGTTTCAGCGGTACGGCGCCGAGATCCAGAAACTCGAAGGGAAGCTGCGGGGCCTTGACGGCACGGCCACCGCAGCTGGTGATTCGATGGGCCGCAGGTTGGCGGCAGGCCTCGCCAGCAGTCTGGCTACCATCGGCGCTGGCAGGGCCATTGGCGGATCGCTGGGCGCCGTGGTGGCGAGTGAGGAATCAGAACGGCGGTTGAGGTCGCTGTCGCAGGGGCTCGACGATTACAGCAGGGTGCAGGCCGCCGCCACTGCTGCTGCGCAAAAGTTCGGCACTGCGCAGACGCAGGCCAATCAAGAGTTCGCGCAGATCTACGCCAGGCTGCGGCCAATCGGACTGACGCTGGAGGAAGTCAGCACCGTCTACAACGGATTCAACACTGCGGCCAAGCTGAGCGGCACCACCTCAACTGAGGCAAGCGCGGCGTTCCTGCAGCTGAGCCAGGCGCTGGGCACTGGCGTCCTGCGCGGCGAAGAGCTGAACAGCGTCTTTGAGCAGACCCCCGCAGTGGTGCAGAGCATCGCTCAGGTGATGGGTGTGCCGATCGGCCAGATCCGCGAGCTGGCGAAGGAAGGCAAGATCACCGGCGACATCGTGTTGACAGCCTTAGGGCGGATCGAACGCGACGGCGCCCTCAAGCTGGCCGAGGCGATGAAGGGCCCGGCGCAACAGTTCCGCAACCTGCAGATTGCGGGGCAGGAGCTGCAGATTCAGTTCGGGCAATCGCTGCTGCCAACCACCATCGCGCTCACTAAGGCGGCGACCGGGCTACTGGAGCAGACCAGCAAACTGCCAGAGCCGGTCAAACAGATTGGAGCCGCTGCGGCCGTTGCCGGTGTTGCCGTTCTCGGCCTGACCACGGCGATGAGCGCCATCGGAGGGATCACCGCTGCAACGAAGGCTATGGAGGCCTACGCCGTGTCAGCAGGCGTCGCCACCAAGGCGCAAGTAGGTCTGAACCTCGCCGTGCTGGCTAACCCCTGGGTGCTGGCTGCGGCCGGCATCATCGCGGCCACCGTGGCGGCCTACAAGTTCATTGAGCCGTTCCGGGAGTTCGTCAACACCTACCCGGAACGGTTCAGGATCTTCTGGGGATCAATCGCTGCCGATGCTCAGGCGTCGTTCAAGCGCATCACCGATGCGGCCACGGCGATGGGCCAATTCCTGGCCAAGGGCGTGCAGAACATCGCCAACAGCTTCGCAACGATGTTCGGCTGGATTCGTGCCCGCGCTGGCGAGGCCCTGCGCGCCATCGGCGTTGACGGCCAGTGGCTGGCGGGCGCCATGCAGAGCGTTTCCACCACAATCGGCAACGTGTTCTCTGCGGCGTTTGATTTTGTGCAGTCGAGATGGCAACAGACCATCTCCAACATGATCAACTACTCCAATCCGTTCACGGCGATGCTCACCACGATGGGCATCAACGTGGGGGATGCTGCTGTAAGCGCGATGCAGACGGGTCAGCAACGGCTGCAGGCGGCTGGTGTGCCGAACACCTACACCGTGGGCGGTATCACCTACGACACGGCGACGGGTCGGCCTGTGGCTGGTGCTGCGCCTACGGCCGCGCCGCCTCCTGGGGCTGTGCCGCTGCCGGTTGTGCCCGCCCCGGCTGGAGGGGGTGGGACTGGCAGTGGTGGAGGAGGGGGTTTAAGCAGCAGCGCAGCGGCCCGCGCCACCGAGAGGGCGACCGAATCCATGGGCGCTCAAATCGCCAAGTCCATCCAGCAGGCGCTCAGCCTGACCCCGGCGCAAGCCGCTGGCGTGGTTGGCAACCTAATCCGAGAGTCGGGTCTTAATCCCCGGATCAACGAGGGCGGCGCCGTCGGACTGCCTCGCGGAGTGGGCGGCTACGGGCTGGCGCAATGGACCGGCAGCCGGCAAACCGATCTGGTGCGCTTCGCTGGCGGCGCTGCTGCGGCTGGCAACCTGCAGACCCAACTGCGGTTTATGGTGTCTGAGCTGCTGGGCCCAGAGTCACGGGCACTGGCGTCGCTGCGGCGTGCCACGTCCCCGGAAGAGGCAGCGGTGGTGTTTGATCGGGACTACGAGCGCAGCGGCATTAAGGCGCTGGGTGAGCGCAAGGCCAACGCTCGCAGGGTGTTCACCGAGATTGAAGGCACCGGACCCGGCGCGGGGCTGGGTGATTTCGCGTCGCAGCTGCAGGATCAGGCACAAGCCGCCCAGCAACTCCAAGAACAGCAAGCCGCCGCACAAAAACAGCTTGAACAGTTTAACGAAGAGCGGGCCAAAACTGCCGTTCAACTTAATAACGAAGAGGATTTGCTAAGGGCTACAACCGATGAGGCAAAGCGCCGACTGGAGTTTGAAATTGAGATTGACAACATCACTCAGCAGCACCTAGAGAAACTGCAGAGCCTAAAAACGATTGAAGAAGAGATCGCCCGGCTCGGCGGCGTGGCTGAAACCGCCGCCATCCGCGAAGGACTGGAGCGCGAAAAGGAGCAACAGCTGGCACTGGCTCGGCTCAGGGCAGAACAGGATCTGAACGAGATCCTGGTGGAGCGCCAGCGCATGATGCAAGACCTCACCCGCCAAGCATCTGAGCCGACGGTGTTTAACGTGCTGGAGCAGCAGAAGGCGCAGCTCGATGAGATTCTGCAAAGGTACCCCGCCATCGGTCAGGCGGCTGATGCTGCGGCCACCCTGGCGACCAACGGCATGGCGGAGATGATCGCCGGCACCAAGTCCGCCAAGGAGGTGTTCGCCGACTTCCTGCAGGGCATCGCCAGCGCGCTGATTGACACGGCAAAGAAGATGATCGCCCAGTACATCGCCATCGGCATCGCCCGGATGTTCGCCGGGATCGGTGGATCTGCAGTTGGCGGGTTCTCTGGTTCCTCTGTCGGCCCGTTCGGCGCTGGTGGCATCAGCCCCGCCCTCAGCTTCCCCACTACCGGCTTCGCCAACGGCGGCATCATGTCCCCATCCGGCCCGCTGCCGCTGAAGGCCTACTCTCGCGGTGGCGTCGCCAGCACCCCCCAGGTGGCCCTATTCGGCGAAGGCTCGATGAATGAGGCCTATGTGCCGCTGCCCGATGGCCGCCGGATCCCCGTGGCGCTGCAGGCCCCGGACGGCAACCGTGGCGATCGGATGCGCGAGCTGATGGGTGCATCACCTGCCGGCAACAACGCCGCGCCGGTGCTGAGCATGAGCTTCGAGACCACCACGATCAACGGGGTGGAGTACGTCTCCCGTGACCAGCTCGAATCGGCAATGGCCGAGACCCGCAAGCGTGCCGCCAATGATGGCGCCAAGCGGGGCATGAGCATGACGCTGGACAGACTGCAGCAGAGCCCAGCAACCCGTAGCAAGGTGGGCATCCGCTGATGGCCGCGACCTTCCCCGATCTGAAACCGAACGAGCGGCAGATGACGCTCGGCACCTACCCAACAAAGGTGTTCCGCACCATGGCGGGCACGACGGTAAAGCGCCGGTACGGAAACAAAAAGTTCGGCTATCAGCTGCGCCTCACCTTTGCTAACCGCCGCGATCGGGACATCCTGCAGGTGGTGCGGCACTACGAAAACATTGATGAAGACGATCGCTTCGAGCTGCCGCCTGAGACGTTTGCGGGCGTCACCACCACCGGCCAAAGCAGCAGCCCGCAGCGCCCCGGCTTGCGCTCAATGCTGCGCTCCCCTGATGGCTGCCTGTGGGAGTATGCCGGCCCGCCGTCGATCCAATGGGCCGGCAATGAGATCAGCAGCATCACCGTGGAGTTGGTGGCGGAACTGAACGTATGAGCACGATTCGCATCGCTCAGCTGTTCAATCTGCGCACCAGCAGCGGCACCCGGCACCGCTATCAGAACTATTTTGTCGCCCAGGAGTACACCTACCTAGGCGCCAAGTATGACTTCGCTCCGTTCCAAGTGAGTGGCGCGATGGCCAGCCTGGGCGGCGACAATGAAACCGTGCAGGTGCTGTTCCCCAACCTAGAGGTGGTGCTGCGGCTGGTGGAGGAAGGCGACGGCAACCGGCTGAGCGAGTTGACCCTGACCACCCTCTGGCTTAACGCTACCGGCGCAATCGCCAACCAGTACGAGGATTATTATGTGGGCTCAGGTTCCGGGTTCAACGATGACACGGTGGAGCTGCGGTTCAGATCAGCGATGGATTCAGTCGGCAGCAACTTCCCGGCACGCACACTGACCAGCCAGAACGTGGGCATCCTGCCGCTCAATGCGGAGCTCTACCTGAGATGAATGATCTGATCGGCTTGGCGTATCGGTGGGGCTGCCGGCCTGGCGATGGCAGCGGATGCACGGACTGCTTCCAGCTGGTCTGCGCAGTGCGGCGGCAGCTAAGCCTGCCGGATCACGCGGCGCAGTTTGAGTGGGTCTACCGGGAGCACACAGCCGAGACGTTCGGGCTGCTTCACCTGCGGCGGCTGCTGGCCTCTCTGGCCGATCCTGTGGCCGCGGCCCTGCCGGGCGACCCGATCTTGCTGGGCGGCACTGCAGCGGCGCTGGGTGTGGCAGTGGATGGCGGGGTGATGTTCATTGCCCCTGGACAGACTGTGGTGATGGCGCCGCTGCCGCAAGGCGCCGGCCAGTGCTACCGGCTGCGATGAGACGACTGCTGCCCTATGAGCACCAGCTGATTGAGCAGCTGGGCGTGAGCCAGGAGGACTACCTGGACTTCATCGCGGCGCAACAGAGGGACTACAGCCGCAGCATTGAGGATCAACAGGCGGAGATCCAAGCGGGCCCCGGCGCCGTCGCCCTTGCGCTCACGGTGGTGGGCATCCTGTTCCAGGTGGCCAGCGCCCTGCTGCTGCGGCCATCGGTGCCGAGCGCCGGCCGCAGTCCGCGGCAGACCCGTGAGCAGCGCTTCGCCCCACGGTTCGGGTTCAACAGCTCCCAGGAGCTGGCCCAGTACGGCGAGCCGATCAACCTGGTCTACACCAACATCGCGCAGAATCCACGCGGCGGCGTGCGTGTGGCCACGTCGCTGGTGTGGTCCAGCGTCCGCAGCTATGGCAGTTCGCAATTTATGCAGCTGCTGCTGGTGGCCGGTGCTGCCAGTATCCGCAAGATTGATTGGGACCGGGTGGCATTCGGCCAGCTGCCGCTGCGGGAGTTCGCCGCATCAAAAACCTGGCTCTATTTCAACCAGAGCGGCAACGCCAGGTTCAACCAACGGCAGATCGGCGATGACAGCGACCCCTCCCGCGAGGGCGCCGCGCCGGGTGATGACGTGTGCCGGATCATCGATGGCGCAACTCGCCGCAGCGGCTACAGCCAGGCATTCAGCCCCAGCAGCTTGACCAGCTGCGGGACATTCAATCCGATCCCGATCAACGTCCAGCTACAGGAGCGCAACAGCAAGGGCGACATTGTGACCGCCAACAACGGCATCACCCTGACCACCAACGGATGGGGCGCTGGCGGCAGTGGTCGCTACACGGTCGGCACACAGATCACGCTGGTGTTCGCTAAGACCCAGGACAAAAAAACCAACATCGCCGAAGAGGCCGCCCAAGAGCAGCGCTACCAGCTGGTGAGCAGCCTGGACCGCGGCAGCACCTACCAGCTGGGCACTGCCCGATTCGCTCTGCTCAGCATCACCGACAACACCAACCTTGACGACAACGAGGTGCGGGCCACGTTCCGCTGTATCGCTGCCGGCCGCACCCCGTCAACGCCCTACGGCGACAGCAAAGCGCCGGAAAACGGCGCAAAGGATGATGACTTCTACACCAAGGCACTGTGCAAGGCCGACAGCGCCGCGTATCAGACGGTGACAGCCTGCGAGATAGTGTCGTTCTCAATGCGGGTCAAGCTGTTCCGCCGCATCCAGGGAAGGCAGAAAAAATACGGCGACAGCGAGCCCGAGGGCTATAAGGCCAGCGACAACGGCATTAAGCCCCGAATGGCGTTCTTTCGGGTGCTGTATCGGCCGCTCAATAGGTCTACTCAGGATCTGCTGCCGCTGATTATCGCCTGCCGCAGATCCGCCGACCTCGACCATTTCATCAGCCTGGACTTCCGCGCCGGTAGCAGCGGCCAAAAGTGGGAGTTTGAGTTTCAGCCGATCAGCGACCTGGCGGCAGAGCGTGCACAGAACGGCCAGCAGCAAGTGGCCTTGATCGAGAACAGCGGCAAGGGCGAGAGCTTCGCGCACGGCGGCAATCAGTTTCGATGGGTGGGCAACCTGAAAGACATCAGCTCAGCGCTGAAAGATCGCGGGCCGGTGCTCACCAACGAGTGGGATCTGTTCAGCGTCCGCAGCGACACCGATATTCAGTTCAGTTTCGAGGCGGGCCCAGAGTTCCAGATCACGGCCGTTACAGAGCAGCAGCTGGGATCGACCGAGGGCAAATACAGCCGGATGAGCACCATGGCATTCGGGGTATTCTCCGGCCGCGGCGTGCAGGATCTGCGCAGCATCTCGGCGTTCGTCACCGAGGGCAAGGATTCCTGGGTGGTGAATGATGACGGCACCTACAGCAAGAGCGCTAGCAGCACCAGCTGGGCGCCGGACATCTTCGCTGACACGGTGCTGGACAAAGAAAACGGCATCGGCCGGTATGCCAAGCCATCCGGCGTGGACTGGCAGAGCCTGGCCCTAAGCAAGCGGTTCTGCCAGAGCAGCGGCCTCGGGTGCCAACTGTTCATGGATCCGCTGATCGCTGAGGTTGGATCCTGGCGGCAGTTCTGGGCCGAGGTGGCGCCCTACTCGCTGCTGGAGTTCGGCAAGATCGGCGGAAAGGAAACGTTAGTGCCGGCAGTGCCGGTGAACAGCAGCGGCCGTGCCAATCGCCGGGTGAACATCTCGGCGCTGTTCACCACTGGCAACATCCTGGAGGGCACTTACCGCGAAGAGTTCCTCGACTACGGCGCCAGCGTTCAGGATCTGATCGCCACGGTGATCTACCGGGAAACAGAGGAAGATGACGTGTTCCCGCGCAACGCCAGCGTTGATGTGCGGTTGGTGGATGCCGTTGAGGATGCAGCGATCCGCCAGACGTTCGACCTATCGCAGTTCGTTACCCAGCGCAAGCAGGCGGTCCTCTACGGCAAGCTGCTGTGCAATCAGCGGCGATGGGTGCGGCGCGGCATTGAGTTCCAGACCTTCCCCACCGACACACCGGTAAGCCCTGGCGCCTACATCTACGTGGACGTGGGCCTCAATACCTGGGCCCGGATGACAGCCGGCGTGGTGATGCCTGGCGGCGTGCTCAATGCCCCGCTGAGCGATCGGCTGCACGATGGCACCTATGCGGCGCTGGTGTATCGCAGCGGCGGCAACGTCCGCTCGCTAGCCAGCGTGACGGTGGCGGACGGCAAGGCCAATGCTCTGCGCGATGACGTGGGCGCAATGTTCGTGCTGGGCGCCGTCACTGATCGCAGGCGGGTGTTTCGGGCAACAGAGGTGACGATGAGCGAGGAAGGGGAGGTGACGGTTAAGGCGCTGGAACACCCCTGCGAGACGGTGGACGGCAACCTGCTGAGCCGGGTGGCTAATTTCAGTGACGCGCTGTTTGTGGTGCGGTGAATAGCCTGAGTGCGCAGGGAGGCGTCAGCTGATGGGTTACTACACAGGCCGAACCGGGGGGCTGATCTTCAACGGCAAGCCCGTTGCGAAGGTGCAGAACTGGTCTGTGGAAACCAGCGTTGATCTGCTGCCCACCGCTGACCTAGGCGCCGATGCGCGGTCGTTCATCCCATCGCTAAAGGGCGCAACCGGCAACGCCACCCTGATGTACTACCGGCTGGAGCCGGGCGAGTCGGCGCAGAAAACGCAGTTTACCGCACTGCTGGCCAAGATCCACAAGCGGGGCGCCATCACCGAACAGGACCGGGTATTCCTGGAGCTTGACGTAGACACCGGCGGAATTGACGACATCAAGATGTACGCCTACATCACCAGCGCTGTGATCGGCTCGGCGGTGGGTGAGCTGGTGGTGGTGCCGATTCAATTCACGATGGACGGAGACTTTGACGAGGCCATCAACCAGGCCAACTGATGACGCACTACCTCGGCACGAAGGGCAACGTCAAGCTGAGGCGTGGCACCAAGGCATTCATCGGCCGGGTGTCTGATCAGATCATTCCCGACGATGTGAACACGTCGCTCAATCGGCTGTCGTTTGATGGGGCGATTAACAATATATTGATTGGCGATCGTGTTGATATTACTACAACTGATGAGCGGGGGCTAGTGTGTTTTGCAGCTTCAGTATGGGGTGAGTCAACGGAAGTACCAGTCGCTGGCCTTACTGCGTTAAATGGAGCGCAGATTGTTACATTGAATGGGCTTCCAATTGTTGCGCTTGACACTCAGGTTATCAGCCAGCCGAGTGTGATAGCAGGAAAAAGTTTTACCGCATACGTGCATGTTAATGCTGTAGGTGGCCTGCGGTTCTTCCCGACCTTCACCGATGCGGTCAACAACGTCCGCGCCAATGAGATTCCGCTGGCAGCATTCACCGGCGACCCGCTGCAGATCAGCGTGCGCGTGCGTGATGTGCAGTTCA